AGACAAACAGCTACGGGAGTACGCGTCGCACTGCAATTAGACGCAGAATCACAAACCGACTTAGGAAGCGACGCCACGTTAGCCGCTTCTTTGTAATACTTGGTACCGACTGCGGCTTGATTGCAGCCGACGTTATCAATGCACCACTCGGTAGTCTGTGGCGAAGTTGAATACCCGACATTCTGACCGTTGCAAGTCGGATACGCTGTCCCACGCGTGAACCAGAAATAGCCGCCAGTCGTCGAGCAATGCCCGATGGCCTGACCGGCGTAATACGCCTCAAGGCCCGCTTTCGCCGTAGGCCAGCCAGCGTTGCCCGCTGCTATGGTGCAGTCGGTAACATTCATCGTCCCGCACTTGACCCACGGGCCCGCCGCCCACGTGGGACTAGAACCACGGGCCAACATGCGCCGTTGAGTCTGCGTCCCGTCCGAGTGCTGATTAGGACCGCAGGGCGCGGGGTTGTCGGCGTGTGCGGCAGAGAGATGAATCAGTCCGACGAGAATAGCAAGTAGGACGCTACGACAAGCGCCAGTAACAATATCCATCCTTCCATCTCCGAATCCTCGCCGGGAGAAAAAAGGGGACGGATACCCGTCCCCTATTCCGTCACATTGCGCGACGAACCCACTTGAACGCCTTGATGGCGACAAGCAGAAGCAGCACAGCGCCGCCGATCGCCGTCACAGGGGCCACCTGCGCGCCGATATCCGTCACGACGTCATCGACGTCAACAGCCGCCGCGAAGGCCGGCGAGGCCAGCAGCGAAAGCGCTGCCACCGTCAGGTACTTACGCATAATCAACTCTCCTCGATCTGCTTTTTGAAAACCCGAAAGAACCAAGCGACAGACCAAAGACCAATGACCGCCGCAGCAATCAAGCCTGCCCCTTCTAACGAGAGCTCGGGCAATACTCCCGTATCCGACAACACCAACGACGGAACCCCCCCCGCATCGGTGCACGCAGCTTCCAGCGTCGTGACCACAGTCGGCGTAGACGTCGGAGATGCACAAACGAAAATCCATTCAGCCATACACGCCGGGGGACCCCCGAACTACACCCAAGCAATCGGCTCCGCCGTGCCGAGCCGCTCAGGGGCCCCCCTAACCTCTTATGCGGCCTTCGCCGAGTTACCAGACGCCAGCGGCAACAGTTCAATCAACCGGATTTCTAACCGGCCGCGCTCCCCGAACTGGAAACAGCGCGGGCCAGTGATGTAGAGCCCGACCGGATACGGAGCACGGTCAGACAACTTAACCTTGACCTCTATCGGAAAAGCCTTGCCGGTATGCAGCCAGCCGACTTGCGACCGTGAGACACCCTTGCGGCCGTCGAACTCGTACGGCTTTTCGGTCACAGCTGCATCCTTGATTTCTACGCGAAGCATTGAACGTCCCTCTTTTGAATTGCGAACCATTCACCAACGGCCGGCCAGTAGGACGGCCACCACTCCCCCGTCAGACGGGAGAACCAACCCCCTCCCGGTGCACGCAACACGCGATCCTCGGGCATGCACCTTTCGCGCTGATAGCGCGGAAGAACCCACCACGTGCGTTCGAGCCTTGCGGCCGGTTCGAGGCCACCGAACCCGGAAAGACGACAGCCACGCGGAAACCAAAGGCCATCGCTTGAGCGGCCCTTAGAGCAGTACTTAACGAGATACCCGACAGGCTTGCGCGCCCACTCAATGCGCGTCATCCCGTGAGGCCACCAGCCTTGCTTGTCGGGCTTTGGCATCGTGAGCCCAGGACGAAGCCAGAAAACGACGTGATAGTGGACGCGCCCGTTTTTCTGTAACTCCGCAACCCACACGTAGCGCGCAGCCTCGTTGCGACGCGCCAGCCACTTGCGAACGTGCATCAAGAAGTTGGAGACATGACGAGCGCCCCAATAGACGTCGGGCCGATAGGTGAGCGTTACCATGGCGGTTTTCACCCGGAACCCCGCCCCGGTAGTCTGTGACTGCAACAAGTCAGCAGACCGACTGACACTCTTGAACACCCGACCCAAGCGAGAGTCCCAAACAAGTGTCGGGAGGTTGTCGCCCTCCCCCGTCCCACTTGTTTGTGATCTGACAAGCCCAGTGGAGGTCACGCGTCTACCTCCTCTGTCGACGCCGCCGCCTCAGCCCGACGCACGCGCCTGAACGCCTCCACGAACTGCGACAGCTGCCCCCGCGCCATGCGTTCCGCTTCCTCGGGGGACGACGCCCACCCGAAAGCGACCGTTTGCGACTCGCGCAACGCGTTGCGAATGACGAACCCGTACCCATACCCGACCGGCAACACCCGCCACTCAAGCGGAGCGGCATCAGCGACCACGAACGGTTGCCACTTCATACGGCCCCCGCCTTCGCGTAGTAGTCGCGCGCCCACGTGCGAGAACCAAGGCACAGCGGGCAAGTAACCGCCGACAGCATCAGTGTCGCGCGGTGAGCGGAACCCACTGGCCACGCCCCCGGTCCCCACTCCGCTACACAAGCGATGGACGGCAGGGTTGGCCCGTAATGAAAAACGCCCCGGCCACCTTGCGATGACTGGGGCGCTATCCCGGAGGTCGAGGGGTGGTGGCCCTCGGGCCACCTACCTGCGGAATGGTCATGCACTTGGAACCCCTCCCGTGCGAGTCAGAATGACTCGGGAGGGAATATAGCTACCCCTAGCTATGGATAGCAACCCCTAGCGATAGGTATTTGTACCTAGACCATGCTGACCGCCGGTACCGCAGGAGGTTTGTGCAACGTGGCGGACGCGAACCCGGCAGGCGACACGATATACATTATGCGAACTCGCCGCCCGTTGAGGCCTGCGGCTTAGGACAAGGCAGACGGCTACGCCTCGGGCCTTCGGCCCTTCGGATGGCGCGGGCCCGCTACGCGGGCCCCTGCGCCCCACCTAGTGGCGACGGAACGGGCTTAGGTGTCGCTGAACGTGCCGCCGCCGATTCGGGCTCCAGTGGAGCCTGCTGCGGCCCTTGTGACGCATCAAGGCGTCGTATGTTCTCGGCCTTCGCATCGAAGTCCGGCCGGGTCGGGTCAAAAATGCCGCGCTTCACGAAGGCGAGGCATTGCCGATATTCAACATCAATTTCAGCGCCGAACTGATCCGCGCAACGACACTGCGGCGGACCCTTCCGACCGCCGATGGGCTCAATAACCATCGTCATGCAGCCGGCCACGCGTGGCGCCGTGATTTCTTGCGCGATCTCATCATAACGCGGAGCCGACCAGCCCCAACGATCAGACCGCGTACGAAACGCGGCCGGGTCCCAACGATTGGCAGTCCGATGCGGCTGCGCTTCCTGCTTGGCCGCAATCGTGGCGGTTTCGAGCTTGTCCCCGACCGGATCACGCAGCGACATGAAAGCCAACACACCGCACGCAATCGCCCCCACGACAGAACCGCCAAGAATCGCCAGCTTCTTAATCGGTAGCTCTTTCTTGACCGTATGCATATCACTGGATTTGTACCAGCCGTAGCGTTCTTTCGGATACGGAAAGGACTCGGTTAACGCCAGCGATTGCACGCTGCGGTCATGCGGATCGACTTGCCTTTCCCACTGCCGGACGGTTGCCTTGTCCTGACCGAAGGTGCGCGTAATGTGATAGTGCCGCCCGACCAGCTTGCGCACCGCGATGTCGAGCAGTTGCGGGTGCTGCGTTATCAGGTAGATATCGAAACCGCGATGCCGGTGCGTCTCAAATTCCGACACCCAACGCGGTACCTGGGCCCCTTGCTTGCGTGGCGGAAATACCCGTTGCGCCTCATCAATGACAACGATTGACCCGTCCGGCAAGTCAAACCAACTCGCAGGCTCATCGAGCGCCAACCACGGCAACACCAAATCCGGAATGCCGGACTGGTAGACGTTACGGCCGGACTCCTGCCGCAACTTTTCCACCAGCCCCAACGTGTAAAGGGTTTTCCCGTTACCCGGTTGCCCCGTGACGAGAACGAGCATGCTATTGGAGCGTCAGACGCTTAAGTATCGGCTGCGCCAACCCGCGCCACGTAATCACCGAGAAACCGGCCGACAGCACCACTTGCATAGCGTCATCAACTCGGGCCATGACAAGAATAGACAAGATCGACGCGCCAGCCCCGGACAGATTCGACCAAATGCCGGCCGTTACGGTATCCCAAAGCGTCGAGATACCGACGTACGCAACAATGGTAAAGCCGATGCCAACCAGCGCCCGAACGACCAGCCCAACAATGGCCGTACCAAGCGCGGCCGTAATCGCTGCTGCGACAGGAATCATGATTTCACCACTCCACGAAAGACCATCAACGCCGCAAAGAAATAAGCGAAGGCCATCACCACCGGCGCAAACGTCGTTGCCATCGAGCAGGCCGGCCCCCACACGTTCAACGAATAGGCGTGACCGAAGACAGTAATCGAGAGATTGTCCGGACAGGACGCAGCCGACAGAGGCCCGTTAGCATCGACTGTGCCAATGTCCAACGGCTCCGGATCACCCAACGCTGTGCCGTCCATCTCCTCAGCCGAGAAGCCCATATCGCTCGCGGTCGCCCCATTCGGATCGACACAGCGATTCCGCCATGATTGATCGAGGATGGCGCACTCCATGACGTTACCGGAACACGTCGGCGGAGCGTCACACGTCACGCCCCCACTCGCTGAGTCATCAGATTCGTCGGGCCCCGTGCCCGTCCCTGTGCCCGTACCGGATGAATAACCAGACCCACCGGCCGCACTGGTCGCACCCGGATCCGACGTCCCTGCCGCCGGCACCGCTGACGCATTGGCCGCAGCCGTAACGGTCGCGCTGTTATAATAGTTGTATGTCGGTGAGCCCGTCGTGGTCCCCGCATTGTTCTGAACATCAGCGGTATAGGTGCGCGTAGGCGTGGCCGGAGTGTTGCGATTGCCAGCCGTCGAAGGGACCGGGGGCGTCGCGGCATCCGGACCGCAAACCACCTCACCCGACGCTGTAGCCTGACAGCCAGCCTTCGGAGTCTTATCGAGACAAATCCACTTGTTATTCAGGTAGCCGCACTGGCCGCCCGTTTTCCCCATGCAATATTCGCCGAGGCATTTTTCCGGATCCTGAGCCCCCGCAGCGCCGCTATTAGAAGTCGGTAACGCTGGACTCGTCGGGCAATCAGACGTCGTAACCTGATACGTACCGATGCAACTTCCACCGAGACAAACAGCTACGGGAGTACGCGTCGCACTGCAATTAGACGCAGAATCACAAACCGACTTAGGAAGCGACGCCACGTTAGCCGCTTCTTTGTAATACTTGGTACCGACTGCGGCTTGAT